GAGATCGCTCAGTGTCTCGTGGGCTCGGAGATGTGTATAAGAGACAGGTATAGGTTAGGTTAGAGTTAGGATAGGTTAGTATAGAAATATAAAGTGAAAAAGCTCTTCCTCAGATTAGATCTACTTTTTTTATTTTATAGACCTTGTTCTATATTAACGTCAATTATATTTATTAAATAGATTTAATGCAGAAAAGCTGTTTGTAAAAATTAGGGCATAAGAAAGCGAATACGTTCAAGAGTGAACTAAAGTGTACCAAATTGGACTGTTTTGCACCTTGCGAAATTTAGATATTTATAGTATCCTAATATTAGGGAAAAGCAAGTGTAAGCTATTCTCAGTCAAAAGCTACGGAGGATGCCATTGGGCAAATGCTTTTCGCCGTGTTTTCCTCTTTTCACGGCGTTTCTGCCTCCGTTCTCCTAACACTTTCCCATTTTTGTCCTCCTTTCTTTTTTTGCCTGGGTAAAAACCCGGGCAGACTATTCAGCGCTCAAACGAGCGCTGAATTTTTAAAAACACCTAACTTTCAAAATGCCAAGGCGGTGCTGTATGAACGAACAATTTTCTATTGACAATCTAGTGACGGCGAGTGGTTACAGCGAAAAGAACAACAAGGTAAAGGTATTTTTTGAAAAGGGACTGGTGTTCCCTATCGAATGCAAGAAGCAAGTCTTGCACTGGATGCGAGAACATCAGGACGAGTTGACAGAGTACATCATCCGGGAGAGTTGCAAGGATGATTAGATGCGGTTCACAGTGTTTGACGTGCGATTATCCGATACACATGGATACATACAAAGGCTGTGGGCACGGATGTGTGTACTGCTACGTCAAGCACAAATACTCAATTGCGGACGTTCAGCCAATTGAGACGAGACAATCTTTGCGGAATTTCATAAATGGCGGCAGAAATTTTGAAACAAAATGGTGTGATTGGAATATTCCTATTCACTGGGGTGCAAACTCTGACCCGTTTCAGCCGGCAGAATCCATACACCGAAAAAGCTTGGAATGCTTAAAGATCTTTGCGGAAACAGGGTATCCGGTGATTATATCCACCAAAAATCCCGGCATGTTGCTTGAACCGGAATACTGCACGCTCTTAGAGCGATGCAGAGCCGTTTTACAGGTCAGCATGGCGTGCGATAGATACGATAAGCTTGAACCCGGTGCTCCCACCTTCCAGAGCCGCCTAGAAGCTGTGAGAGGGCTGCGAGACAAGGTGGAAAGAATCGTTGTAAGGGTAAGACCTTATTTCCCAGATTGTCAAGCAGATATTCTCCGGGAAATTCCCAGGATAGCCGATGCCGGAGCGTATGGCATCAGCGTTTCCGCATTTTACAGTCAAAGAAAACAAGCTGGTATGACTCGGTACGGGAATGCGTACCAGTTTGACAATGATTTTTTATACCCTTTGTACAAAGAGTTGAAAAGCGAGTGCCACAAGCACGGTATCCGCTTTTTGTGCTCAGAGTGTGGATTAGATCACATGGGTGACTCTCTCAATTGCTGCGGATGTGACGGGTTGGAGAATTTCCGCCCGAACACTTTCAACGTTTCACACATTGCTTACGACAAGCCGCAACCAACAGCTACAGAAGCAATGAAGCGGGCAGACACTTATCAGCCGTTTAAAGCCATCGGGCAGAATCAAAAATGGGCGCTTAGGTGCAAAGACAAGTCATTTGAGCAACTGATGTACGAAATCGGCGGAGAACGTATTGAATGGCTGAGAGAACAAAAGGAGAAATACAATGGGTAGTTGTTCAAGTGGAAGAAAGGACAATGCAAATTTATTAAATCCTGGAAAATCTTTAATAAACCAAATGTATGAACGTGTCAAGGATCCAAAAACAAGAGAGGATTACATACTTGCATTGCAAGTTGTGTCAAGTGTTGAAAACGATAGATACAGATACGAATTCGACGCTTCTGACTGGAATAAATACGGAAAATCTAGAACTTATTTTAGCGTTGACGCTTATCGGAAATCTGACGGCAAGCATCACCACATGAATGATTACGGCTATTTTGACAACGTATCGAAAACTTACGTTCCGTCACAAACAAACAGTTTGGATCCTGGGGTCAGAAAATCAATCTATTCTCCAAGTGGTTCCGCACTGACAGAAGAAGCAGTACGCGATATTTTGAAAAAAATCTACAGCGAACACACAGAGAAGCGCGCGCGGGATTAAGAAGGAAGGAAGAATTCGATGGGTAGTTGTTCAAGCAGTGGGAAAGCAAGTTGGACTGGCACTGATGGCGTTGATCCGAGCGAGGTAAGAAGCACCGCTAACTTGTTGATTGATACCAAGTTAGATGAAGCTACTCGGTCAGAGGTTGTTAGTACGCTTAAAGACTTTCAATCAGAATTTGGGATAAACTACAACAATACAAGAATAGCTGATATGAAACAAAGCTCTCGGTCATTGGCGTATTATGATCATGAAGGAATCGCCGTAAATAACAAATATGCAAATTCTGTTAAGATGAACAGGGCATATGATCAATGTGTTCAGTCTGGATATCATCCGTCCAGGGGGCGCAAAACTGGGATGCAAGCTGTTATGGCTCACGAAATCGGGCATCAACTCAACGATATGATTGGTTCTAAAATGGGAGTCAACTTGCATGAGGCAGCTAATCGTATTGTTAAAGAAGCGACTAAACTGACCAAGCATAAGAGCGGAGCAAGACTTGCATCCAAAATTAGCGGATATGCTAAGTCGAGTCCGGCAGAAGCTATTGCAGAGGCAGTTGCAGATGTTTATTGCAACGGCAAAAAGGCTCGCTCAGAAAGTAGGGCGATTTCAAACATTGTAAGAAAATATTTAAGCATTTAGCGAGGGTGGTGTGATTTATGGCAGACAATAAGAAAAAAAGTGGCATTAAGTACAGCGAACCGGCAAGTTATTTCCCTCAAGAAGTTGCTAAAATGTTCGAGACAACCAGCAAGAACAGCAAGAAACCTGTGAAGAAGAACAAGTAACCACGCCTTAAACAGGCGCAAGGAGGTGGTAAGCAGTGAGTGATGGACACGAAAATCTTATCCCGTTGCCGGAACGGTCAAAGGAACAGCAAAGGGCAATCAGATCAATGGGCGGCAAGGCTTCCGGCGAAGCTAGACGGCGGAAAAAGTCTATGAAGCAAAAACTGCAAGCCATCCTTGAACTACCAGCGCAAGGTGAAGATTACGATGCAGCCGCCGCAATGGGAGTCGATGGGGATATCGACAATGAAATCGCAATGCTTATCGGGCTTTATCTGAAAGCAAAAGCCGGGGATGTCGCTGCTGTAAAGGAAATTCGGAGCATCCTAGGCAAAGACACTGCATCCGCTGAGCTTGCTTTGCGGCAAAAAGAACTTGCCCTTAAGGAATCCGGAAAAGACACTTCTGCAGCCGTATTGGAGAAACTGGATGAGGTTCTCGGGGGGATAAAGAGTGGCTTTTAGTCCAATGCAGCAAGAGTATTTCGACAAAGCCACACACCGCTGGAACATTAAGAGCGGAGCAACACGTTCCGGCAAGACCTTCATGGATTACTTTGTGATTCCCAAGCGCATACGGGCTGTAAAGGGACTCCCTGGGCTTGTGGTGATACTTGGGAATACCAGAGGAACACTCCAGCGGAACATCATCGAGCCATTGCAGGACATTTGGGGCAGTGAATTGGTATCGAGCATCAAGCAAGACAACACAGCTACAATGTTTGGTGAAAAGGTTTATTGTCTGGGTGCCGATAAAGCTAACCAGGTTGACCGCTTGCGAGGATCGTCAATCAAGTATTGTTACGGTGATGAGGTCGTGACGTGGAGCGAGTCGGTGTTTACTATGTTAAAATCCAGATTGGATAAGCCATACAGCCGTTTTGACGGGACATGCAATCCGGACAACCCTAATCATTGGTTTTACAGTTTTCTACATAGTAACGCTGATATATACTTGCAGGAATACACCCTGCATGACAACCCATATCTGTCCTCTGATTTCGTAAAAAATCTAGAGGATGAATATAGGGGGACAGTCTTTTTTGATCGCTATATCCTTGGGAAATGGACGCTTGCAGAGGGACTGATTTATCCATACGGCGCAGACGGCAAAGCAACCGTTCCAGACGAGCTGAGAGCGTATACCAAGTACGTGGTAAGCATCGATTATGGAACGCTGAACCCTTGCTCTATGGGGCTGTGGGGGCTGTGTGACGGTGTTTGGTACAGAATACGAGAATATTACTATTCTGGAAGATCAGAAAAGCACAATCTGACGGATGAGCAGTACTACATCAAACTTGTTGAATTGATCGGCGGTCTGCCAGTAAGCAAAATAGTCGTTGACCCGTCTGCAGCATCGTTTATCGCTTGCATTCGGGCACATAGGCGATATATCGTCCGAGAAGCGAATAATGCAGTTCTTGACGGTATTCGCAACACGGCTGTTGCTTTGACAGCCCAGAAGATTAAAATTTGTGAATGTTGTACAAACACGCTTGCAGAATTTTCAGCATATCGCTGGGATGAGAATGCCGGAGAAGATCGACCGATCAAGGAAAATGACCATGCAATGGATGATATGCGTTATTTCGTCAACACAATTTTGCACAATACTGGTGGATTTTTTGCTGAGGTAAGGGGTGATGTGATCTAATGCTTACAGATTTATCTTTTCTTGATTCTGGAAAATCATTCCCGCCTTACCAAGAACGTGAGCGGTTAGAAGAATACAAGAAAAATGAACAACTATTTCACACAAAAGTGCCACAGCCATGGCTTAATCACTTCAACGAAATTGCACAGCGGCTGGGGCGCACAAGAACTGAAATAAGCACAATTTTTGGATATCAGCAACTTATCAGCAAGAAAACAGCGGATTTTACATGCGGAGAACCGCCAACGCTGGAGACGGAGCAGGACACGGATGCCATGCTCAAGCTTATGGAACGGTTGGAGTTTTTCCCAAAGCTTTACGAAGCATTTATAGATATTTCCAGATTTGGAAATGCCGTTGTAAAATTCAAGGGAAAAGACGTAACCGCAGTATCGCCTATGTTCTGGTTCCCTGTTTGTGACTCCGGAGATCTGAAAAAGATAACCCACCATGTAATCAGTTATCCAATCGATCCGGACGAAAACGGGCACATGCGCAAATTATACACGGAAATACATACGCCTGGGATGATCGTGACCCGGATCAATGCGTTTAATCAGCAAGGAATTGGAGGACTGATTGAGGAAAAGGCGGAGCAAACAGGGCTTGAAGATTTCGCTGTCCAAGTTTTGACAAATGTCACATGCAGTTCTGACCTATTCGGCGTGTCAGATTATTCCGAGATAAACAATCTGATTGAGCGTCTGATCTGGCGCTTTTCGTGCATTGATAATGTGCTGGACAAACACAGTGCACCTACCATGTCTGGACCCTCCGATGCCCTGGAGCATGATGAAAAATTCGGGACAAGTTTCTTGAATTTAGGAAAATATTTTGCAAGGGATACAAACGATTCTCCAGACTTGCATTATATAACCTGGGACGGCAATCTTGACAGTTCATTCAAAGAAGCTGAAATGCTGTTTAACCAGTTGTATATCCTGTCAGAAATGGGGCAGGCGTTTGCAGATGCTGGAGGTGCTGACAGTTCCGGCACTGCTCTAAAACTGCGGCTCGTTTCACCACGGGTTAAGGCGGCGCGTTTGGTAAAGTTAAACAACGCTCGTGTAAAGCGCATGATTTGTACGCTTTGCCAATTGAATGGCATCAACGTGGACTATGACGGATTAACGTTGCATTGGAATGACGGTCTGCCAGTTGACGAAACGGAGCAGATTAACAATTTAACAATAGCTACTGGTGGGAAGGCAATCATGTCAAGATATTCCGCACTCAAACAACGAGGACTGACTGACTCCCAGGTTGAAGCTGAGATTGACCAAATCCAGGCGGAAGATGCGGCAATGCAGCCGTTGCAGTTGGGCGTGATTGGCAATGAGTAAGTCGGAAAATGAATTGAAAACCTTAATCGACTTGATTAAGGAGTCCAGAATTGCCCTTGTGCGGCTCATAGTGGCTGCGAAAGGTGCAGGCAGTAAAACATACTATGCAACCATACTGCGGCAATTAGAGGGCATTCTGAACGGCATACAGCGTGAAACAGGAAGGTACATTAACACTGCCATTCCGGCGGCGTATCAAAAAGCACTGATGGAAACATACGAGTACTTCAAACGCAACGGACTGCGGATGCGCAACCCAGAAGCATTTGCACAGCTACATCAAGACGCAGTACATGAGTTGGTCAGAGAAATGCAATACAACATACAAGATGGCATTTCCCAAATTGGGAGAAGGGTCATGCGGTATTTGGATGTTGAACGTGATCAATCCCTACGGCAAGCAGGGCTAAAAGCATCAGCACAAAAGGCGTTGACCGGAACAACAACTAGAGAAGCACAAGCCAAGCTGATGCAGGAATTGACGGATAAGGACTTTGTTTCCGTGCAATACGGCACTGGGAAACGGGCGTATCAAGTGCCATTGGAAACCTATACGGAGATGGTGGCACGTTCTACCACAAGAGAAGCCGGAAATCTAGCGAGAGAAAAGCAACTGTCTGCTAACGGATATGATCTAGTTAAAATGACTGAACACTATCCGACCTGTTCAGTATGCGCCGCCCTGCAAGGTAGGGTATATAGCATTTCCGGCGAAGATCCACGTTTTCCGCCTCTAAGCAGAGCGTTTTCCAGCGGGTATAAAAACGTGCATCCGAATTGCCGCCACGTGATAACCCCATGGATTGAAGAATTGCAAAGCCCGGAAGAAATTCAGGAAGCAATGCGGAAAAGCACAGAGCCGTTTGATGATCCACGTTCGCAAGAGGAAAGAGCGCTGTACAGCAAGCAACAGGCGGACAACCGCAGACTGCGTGCAGATTTGTACCAATACGAACGGTATAAAGCAAGGCTTGGAGCCGATGCTCCTAAATCCTTTGGAGCGTTTCGGAGAATCAAAAAGCAAAACGGTGCCAAATGGATTGAACTCCAAAAGGCATACGAATCAGATAAAGTAGCCACGTAACCTGTGCATCAGTGCTTGGAGGTGATCTGCTTATCTCGACCCAGGCATGTCGTTAAACCGCCCACCATCACCGTTCCGGCGGTTGTTCCGGATACTTTCACGCCGCAGACGATGCGGGGTATAAGCAACGTAGAAAGGAAACACTCACCATGAAGAACATTATTGACCTGCTGTCAGATGCTGGTGTAGAAATCCCGGAAGACAAGAAAGAAGCGTTTAACACTGCCTTTTCCGAGAATTACAAGACAATTGCAGAGGCGGACAAGCTCAGAACCGCACGGGACAACTACAAGAACCAACTGGAGACAGCCCAGAACGCCTTAAAGGGATTTGAAGGAGTGAACGTGGATGACCTGAACGGCAAGATCACACAGCTGACCGCCGACCTTGCGGCAAAGGAGAAGGACTACCAGACAAAGATTGCCGCAATGGAATTTGATTCGATTTTAAACACAGCAATCAGCGGCGCAAAAGCAAAGAATGCAAAGGCAGTCCGTGCATTGTTGGACGTTGATGCGCTGATGGAGTCGAAGAATCGGTCTGAGGATATCAAGGCTGCAATCGATAAGGTGAAATCCGAGAATGATTACCTTTTTGATGGTACGAACGTGCCCGGAGGTGGTGGGAACCCGTCACAGCCATCTCAGAAAATGAGTTTGACAGAGGCTATGGCTTACAAGAATCTTCACCCAGATGCAGATGTAAGTATGCTTATTTAACAAGGAGGGTATAATATGCCTAGTATTTTTGATTCCAAGAATTTTAACGCTGAAGTATTCGGTGCATACGTTGACAAGACGCCAAATCTTAACCGCAATGAGTTGATCAAGAGTCGGGCTGTCAAGCAGCGGCAGGATATCGCCGGTTCGTTTGCTGATCAGGTTGGTGGAAATTACGCCGTGATCCCGATCTTCGGGCGCATTGGCGGCGATGCGCTGAACTATAACGGCAGTACCGATATTACGGCAACAAGCACAAAGACCTATACACAGGGGCGTGTGGTTGTTGGACGCATGAAGGGCTGGGCTGAGAAAGATTTCAGCTATGACATCACCGGCGGCGTGGATTTTCTGGCACAGACGGCATCCCAGGTTGGTGAATACTGGGACGATGTTGATCAGAAAACACTGTTGAGCACGCTTAAGGGCATCTTCTCCATGACGGGAGCAGATAACCTTAAGTTCGTTAACGGTCATACCTACGACATTTCCGCAAACACAGACGGCACAGGCGTGTTTGGCGCAACTACGCTCAACACTGCCATGCAAAAGGCACTCGGTGACAACAAGGCTAAGTTCAGCCTTGCAATTATGCACTCGGCTGTTGCCACCAATCTGGAAAACCTCCAGCTTTTGGAGTACATGAAGTACACCGACAAGGAGGGCATCCAGCGTAATCTTGCGCTCGGAACGCTGAATGGTAGAGTCGTACTGATCGATGACGGCATGCCAACGGAGGATGTTGCGGCGGTCACTACTGTTGGCAGCGAGGCACCGGCATACACCAAGTACACCACATATGTGCTTGGCGAGGGCGCAATCGAATATACCAACTGCGGCGCAAAGACCCCTTACGAGGTTGACAGAGATGCTAAGGTGAACGGTGGGCAGGATATGTTGTACAGCCGTCAGCGGAAGATCTTTAGCCCTTACGGCATTTCCTGGACTGACAGCACCATTATCTCCCCCACTGACACACAGTTGGAGACAGGCTCTAAGTGGTCTTTGGCGAACTCCAACGAGTCTACTAAGGAATACTTCCCGCACAAGGCAATCCCGATTGCCCGGATCATCACAAGGGGCTAAGCATGTACGGCACTGTTGAACAGGCGGACGCATACGTCAAGGCACACTATGCATCTAAATCTGCGGAACGTGTACGGTGGTTGGCTCTGGAGGATGAGGAAAAGACCATTTATCTGACTCAGGCGTTCGACATGATCGAGCGCCTCCCATTCCGGGGAAGAAAAGCTGTAGTGGGACAAAAAAACGCCTTTCCGCGCTTGCCGTACCAGTACGGCGAGGACAACCCCAACGTGCCAGAGTGCGTGATAAGTGCCGAAACAGAACTTGCGCTATACTTGTCAGACACAAAGACACAAGAAAGCAGTCAAAAGCGCAAGGAACTCATCCGGGATGGAGTTAAATCCTTTTCCCTGGGCGATTTGTCAGAAAATTATGGCGATGTGAAAAGCAGCTCACAGGCGGCTACGGTGTCAACCGCTTACAGTTGTCAAGCATGCATGCAGTTGCTCCGTCCGTATCTGTCCGGAGGGTTTGACATATGCTTTCCGTCTACTTAAATCAAACGTGTGAATTGCGCCGCTGTACAGGCTCAGACATGCGAGGACAGCCCGTTTATTCTGCACCTATTACTGTACCATGCAGACGGCAAGAACGCACGCAGAATACAATCAGTGCAAACGAGCAGACAGTGAATCATCAGACGATTTATTATCTATCTGAACACCTCAGTGTTGGTGACATGCTGGATGGGCATATCGTATCTGCTGTTTACCCTATGACGGCATTTGACGGAAGTTTTGCCGGATGCAAGGCGGTGATCTGATGCGGATGGTAAAATTAAATAGCTCAAAACTGGAACGGCAATTAAAGACGGCTATGGAACGCAATCCGAAGCAGACTGCAAAAGCTGTCACTGCCATAGCACTGGATCTTGCCGGAAGAAGTGCGCAACGTGCGCCCGTTGAAAGCGGTGACTTGCGAAACAACTGCACAGCGGTTATTAATGGTGGTGTTTCGTTTGAAAACCAATCACCAACCGGAGAAATGCCCAAGGACAGCACAAAGGTGCATGCGGAAGTGGGGTATTCCCTCCCCTACGCACTGCGACAACACGAGGAATTGTCTTACAGACATGACCGGACGGATGGTCACAGAGTCGCAAGGGCTACACGGTACAAGACAAAAGACGGAAAGGTGTCAATCTTTCATGCATTATCCTCCGTCAACATGGTTGCCGGAGGTGAGCCGAAATTTCTCGAAGCCCCGTTCCGCGAGCAACAGGAGAAGTATTTGAGGATGTTGAAAAACATCCCGGAGGAGGTGCTCAAAAAATGAACGTGTTGGATAAGGTTTATGCAATCCTGGGCGATAAGGACGCAAAACTGGGCTTTATGCCGGATGAACCTGACAAAATGACTGGAATTTTTGAGTACCAAGCATCGCCTTTGGTTCATTCATTCAGCGGATCTGACGTTGTTCAGAACGTGCAAGTTCGGTGCCGGGGTGCAACGGATGAGATCGCCTACCAGGCGGCAAAAGCGGCAGTAATGGCACTTGACCGCTATCATGATGATGAAGTGAGCATTTTGCAGAATTCCGCAATACTCGATATTGGTAGGGATTCTAAAATGCGGCAAGAGTACACGGTAAATTTTACAATTAGGAGGTATTAACATGGCATTATACTCTGGTGTAACCGGCAAACTGTCTATCAAGAGCGGATCTGGCACAGCAAAAGAACTTGTTCATATGTCCAACTGGTCGGTAGAACTGACCAAGGAAATCCTGGAGGTTCTCAGTTTCGGTGAGGATTACAAGGAAAAGGTTCCGTCTGTAAAGGACTGGTCTGCTTCTGCGGATGGTACAGCGGATTTCGCAACGGACTCCAACCAGAAAGAGTTGGTGGATGCTTTTGAGAATGGTACCAAGCTTACAGCATCTTTTTATCTTGATAAAGACACATTCCTCGTTGGTGACTGCTACGTTGAGAGTCTGACCGTTGAGCATGCGGCAGATGGCAAGGGCGATATTTCTATTTCACTGGCAGGAAGCCAAGCGGCAACACTGACTCTGCCCACAAGTACCGGTTGATAGGGCTTAACAATTGCACACAGGGCGCTCCAATCGGAGCGCCTATATTCTAATATTTTGGAGGAAAATTTATGATGCAGATTACAATTGGTGAAAACACATACGATATCAGCACTAAACTAGGTGTTGCTGTCGCAATCGAAAAGGAATTCAAGCAGTCGCTTGTAAATATCATGCAGAAATTTGACCGTGATGCAGACATTGAAGATCTTTTCAGAATCATTTGTTTGGGCGCAAGCAGTGATGAACGTCAGAGCATTCGTCAGAACGCACTTGAACATTGGGATTTTACAGATTTGCGCAGTGCGGCTAATGAGCTGCTGATTCGGCTCAGTTTCTCCGGAACAGCCGAGGAAGTAGAGCGCAAACTGGATAAGCGCAGAATCGGAGAAAATGAAAAAAACGCAATTCGGGAGATGCTGGGGCTCCCGCTCAAGCCTGTATTGACACAGAGCAACTAGTCCGGACAGCCTACAGAGCCGGGATCAAACCAGCGGAATTATGGGAGATGGAGTTGTGGGAGTTTAACAACTGCGTGGCAGCATTCAACGAACAACAAGCGGAGCGATCAAAAGAAATGACTGCTCTTGCGTGGCAGACAGCCAACTTTGTTGGCGCAGCTTTTGCAGGGAAACTGCGGAAATTGTCTTGGTATTTGGATGAAGCAGTGACCCGCACCGCTCCCAAAGTGTCCAAGGAAGAATTTGAAAGACGGTTAGCGCTGGCACAGGAGGTGAATGCTGATGGCAATCGAAAAGTTGAGTGTTGACATTGATGCGGATTCCAGTGGTTTTCAAAGTGCTTTAAAAATCGTGAGCACCACATTGGTTGACATTAAGTCGCTTGTAGCATCCATCAACAGCAGTATCACAAGCATGGCAACCATCATGCAGAACAATTTGAATGGTGTTGCAAAAGCGGCAGACAATGCCAGGGTTTCCGTATCCGATACGGCTGATGCGGTATCCGACATGGCGAATACTGCAAGCGGCACTATTCATATGCCGGACTTCCTGCCTCCTGCTGTAATTCCAAATGTGCAGGATACCGTGAGCCAAGTTGTAATGCCTAGTGCGCAGGATGTTGTTAGCCCAATTGTAAAGCCTAGTACGCAGGATGTTCAAGAATCAGGAACAGATGCAACGCCTATAAATGCCCTTGAACAGGCTGCAAACGCCGCACAAAGCGCTGTAGACAACTTGACAGCATCAATCGTGAACACTACACAGGCAGTAACTGCGCTCACAAATAGTTTTTCTGGAACCGCCACTGCTGTTGCAAATGCAACAAATGTTGACTTAGGGAAAGTTGAAGAGGGCGCAAACGATGCGGCTGACGGTCTTGACAATGTAAAAGATTCTGCAAAAGGTGCAGAAAGCGGATTGAGCAAGACCGGAAAAGCCGCTGAAAAAACAAAGAATGAATTCAGTCAAACAAAATCTGAATGTACTGCACTCGTAACCACATTCAAGCGGTTAGCCGCCACAGTCGTGGCAAGTTCTTTTCTGCGCGGCTCAATTTCCAACGCAATGTCAATGGAATCTGCTTTACAATCATTGGATTTCACGCTTGGAACCAGTGCAAACGGATTCGTGGAATGGGCTGACGCTAATGCTGCATCTCTCAACATGTCTAGACGTGAAGTCATAGAATATGGGCGTACTTATTCCAACCTGGTTTCAGCGATGACCGATGATACCGAGCAAATGTCGCTGGCTACGCAGGCATTAATCAATGCTTCTGCGGTCATTGCGTCCAGAACAGGGCGCACAACGCAGGACGTTATGGAGCGCATCAGATCCGGCTTGCTGGGAAATACCGAAGCAATTGAAGACCTCGGTGTTTATGCCAATGTGTCAATGATTGAAAGCACTGATGCATTTAAGAGAATTGCCGGGGATAAGTCGTGGGAAAAACTGAGCTACAACACACAGCAGCAGATCCGGCTGTTCTCTATCTTGGAGCAGACGCAGGACAAATACGGTACTGTTACGATGCAGAACACGGCATCCAACGTGGCAAACATGTCCGCTGTTTGGGACGATTTTAAAACCAATGTCGGGCAGGCGTTGATCCCGATGGTCACTTCTGTGTTGCCCGTCATGTCACAGATGGTAGTTATTGTAACACCATTGTTTGTGAAGTTGGCATCCGCAATTGGTGCAACCGTGCAATGGTTCGTAAATCTCAATAGACCGGCAAAAATCATGCTCGGATTAGCTGTTGGGCTTGCTGTATCAATTCCTCTAATCACCAAGGCAACCATTGCCTGGACGGCAGCGCAGAAAGGTTTGGCGATTATTCAAGCCATTCTCATTCCGCAAACCTGGACGTTTGGTGCGGCACTTAAATTTGCATTTGGGTGGCTGTCTATCATTGTCGGGGCATTAGGCGTTCTGTGGGCATTGTTTGGAAATAACGACAATGCTGATGCTGCTAATCAAACAATCAGCACAACAGGTGCAGTGGCTAGCGATGCATCAAACAGTCTACACTCTCTCATGGACAGCATGGGCGGCGTTGCAAGTGCAGCGGATGATGTTTCTAGTGCTAGCAAGAAACTGTCTCTTGCTGGATTTGACGAAATCAATCAGTTAAGTCAGGACAGCGGTTCCTTAATCGGCGATTTGGTGAAAACCTCCGATCTTGACTTAGTAAACAACGTCTCCGATGGATTGTCCGATTTGCAGAATCAACTTTATGACATTTCCGGCGATTATCCAGTCAATATTGAAAGCAACTATCAAAGCTTGGGAGCAAGTTTGAAAGGATGGTTCTTGAACACGTGGGTTCCTTTTTGGTATGACATGGGTGCTACAATGAAACAAGGAATCGAAACAGGAGACTGGGAGCCGTTCTTAACACAAGCGGACAAGGGCGTTCGAGCAATATTCGGTGATCGCTGGTCGGACTTCTGGAACAAACGGGGGCAGAAACTGCAAGAAAATCTGCAACACGGTGCAACGGGCGGCGAAGGCGCACTCCGCACAATGGATGCATATGTACGTTATCTATTCGGTGATCGATGGTCGGAACACTTCCAGGACGTTGGCAGTAGAATGTACGATGCGTTTGAAGAAGAAAAGAACCCGGTTATCGCCGTGTTCGCCGCCATGAATGAAGGGATTCGAGGAATTTTCGGAGATGGCTGGATTGAATTCTGGGAAGGTGTAGGACAATCTGTATATGATGCGTTAAATCCAGAAGTTGTACTAGAGAATGAACACGGTTCCTCACACACAAGTGAAAGCGGGTCTAGCCATGGTGGCGGCGGAGCACACAGAGGTGTTTCGGGACCATCATCATTGCCAAAAGCCTACGAAAAGACCATGGGCATTTACGGAAATCCACTAGAACTCCGCAAAGCAATTTTGGGCTATGCATCCGGTGGTTTTCCAGAAACAGGGCAAATGTTCATTGCACGTGAGAACGGTCCAGAGTTGATAGGCAATATCGGTGGACGTTCTGCAGTAGTCAATAACAGCCAGATTGTTGAGGGCATCAAACAGGCTGTTCTGTCCGCAATGCTCCAGGCTAATCAGTCAAGCAGGGGGCAGGAAATTGTGATTCACAATTATACAGAACTGGATGGGCAGGTAATCGGCAAGGCATCCACAAAATATGCGCACAGCAAGGCAGTCCGGACATAAAAATAACAGGCACTGCAAAGTGCCTGTTATACAATTATTCGTTTCCGTTGTTGGTTTCTTCCAATTCAATGTATTTTGCGTTGATTGCAGCAACTTCAATTTCACGTTCATTTCCCAAAACCGTGGATGTAAACCGTTCTGCGCCGTTGGAAATGCCCCATGCGGTGATGATGTCCCCCTCAATCACGTTGAATCCGGCATCGGAACTGCTGTAATGCACGACAATAGAATCGGAATAAAATCCATATTCGCTTTTCGTCAAATCTACTCGTAGTATACCGTCCGGCATTACCTGGGATACTTTCCCGGTGATCGTGACATACTGCCCTTTCATCATGTCTGTTTCACGCATAATCTGCTCGTATGTGACCGGTCGACATTCTAACTTGTATTCTTTCTCTATTTCCTCTTGACTTTTCTGGCTTGTTGAGCTGCTCACAACATGTGATGTGTATGAATTAGACGGGTTTTCAGCTTTATTCTTTGCCTCTTGATACCCTTCCATTGTTGACTTGATTGCAGTTCCTATTACTGGAATCAACACGATTCCTAGCAAGCAACCTAGAACCACCTTCCCGGTGGACATACCTTGACTTTTTCCGCAAATCGGGCACACTTTAGCGCCGGAATAAATTGAGTTTTTACAGTATTGGCATCGTTTAAGCTGTGATTGTGCCATAGAGCACACCTCCCTTTTTGCTCATTTTATCACATTTAACATGTTTTTTCAATATTTTATCGCAAAACACTGGGAAAATAGCAACTTGCACAAATAGGACTAGAAAACTTTGTTACTTTTTTTACAGGCGGTGATACGTTGTGCTAATTAAAATCGGCTCCTTTATAGTGCCAAAAATAACCGCATATGCGTTGACATTGGCAGATTTGGACAGCGAGAACTCAGGGCGATCAGAAACCGGAAGGATGAGCCGTGAAGTCATCCGAAAAGACGTGGCTAGCCTGTCGATGACGTGCAAACTCACGGCTACGCAATTAGATCAGATAGCGGAAGCACTTAACCATGATCAATTTGACGTAACCTTTCGTGCGCCGGTGTCCGGAGGGAAAAAGACAGCCACCATGTATGCTGGCGACAGAACAATGACGTTGTTAGCAGACACTCCATCTGAATTGTGGGAGTTTTCGGTAAATCTCATCGAATACTAGGAGGTACATATGTACAACACATCGGAAGCCTACAGGGCGGCAATCCGTGCCCCCGTGCGATCCTGCACGGTGACTGGCACGCTGGGTACATTGGCACTGTCGGACAGCAACATCCAGTCCGGCACGCTGTACATTGACAACCAGGCGGTGTCGGACGATAACGACATCGGGCTGGGAGCATGCGTGATCGGGGAAATGGGTTTCGATCTGAAGGACAGTGAGCATATTGCAGATTACTATTTCGGACGTTCCTGCAAGCTGACCTACAAGCAACTTCTGCCGGATGGGACGTATGAATCCATCCCATTGGGCGAATACACGGTCAATAACAACACGGTGAGAAAAGACCGGGAAACCATCAGCATCCAGGCGTATGACAACATGACGAAGTTCGACACACCGACAGGCTTCAAGCCATACATCGGCGGCATCGTGGACGGCATGCGGCTCTGCTGCTCCAACGCCGGGGTGAAATGGGGCGGAATTGATCCTACTCTTGCGAACTTGGATTTACAGGTTTCATACTTGCCTCAGTTCACCAGCTACACGGAATATATCACCACATGGCGAGATCTGCTGAAATACTTATGCCAGCTTGTGGGCGGCTTCGGCACAATCGGGCGTGACGGTAAATTATATGTCCGTTCACTGGTGCAAAAATCTGTGCCGGATATGGTGATCGATACGGCGAGTCGAAAGAAAACCAGTATTGATGATAAAATGCTGGAGATCGGCGGTGCGCAGATGGTGGTCACTAAGTATCTGTTGGATGAGACAATGCTGTTGAGGTATCCCACAAATCCTGACGGCGGCAAGCTACTGGAACTGCCGGAGAATCCATGCATGCGGTTCATCAGCGACAAAAACATAGTGATCGAGAACATTGCGAAAAACGCCATGAAAATGCGTTATCGCCCCATGGAGGCGGAATTGTTTGGCGATCCTTCCATTGACCTGGGGGACACCATCAAGCACACAGGTTATATCTGCGGTGACGGAGAGACCATGATCGTTACACATTGCAGGTGGCAGTATCGTGGAAGTCAGACTCTCCAGGCGGTCGCGGACATGTCAGCAGGGATTTACATCCCGGAGATCGAACAGACCACCGGTACAGACTACGTTTACACGATTATTGACAGCGGCACGGCAGTGCGGCTGGATTACTACACTGGTACGGCAACACATCTTGCCGTCCCGAAAATTGTAGAGGACAAACCCGTCACGGAGATCAATGCTACATGCTTTACAGGGCAATCTGTAAGCCGGGTAGTCATCCCGGACGGCATAAAAATAGTGAGGTGATAATATGACCGGCACCGGCACACAAGCAGACCCCTATATCGTAAGCACGTGGGAGGAGTTTAAGACAGCAGTTGACACGATCAACGTGTACGTTGCGTTGGATCCGAGCGCTACAAGCAAAGTGATGGATGCAAATGATGCCAACATCAACCCATTCAGTACTAGTGTCCGATTTCAATGTAATGGCATTGAAGGAAACGGTTGGACTATAAGAAATTTATATTTCAACGGTACGGGACTTTCTATGATATCCAATGTGCAGACATGTACGATCAACAATTTATATTTTGAAAACATTGTATGCAATAATGGCATATCGTCATTTCTGTATGCGACAAAAGCAACGTTCAATGCGTGCAGATTTACTGGTATAAAATATGCAGGAAGTCCATCAGCGGCTATCGTATCTGGTTCAAGCACAACGTCTTCTCGTGGCAAATTCTCAAAATGCACGTTTGCGTTTAAAGTTGTTGGGAAATCGGCGGGTAGCTTGTTTTCTTACACAGACTTTACAGAATGTAATTTCAATATTATTTCATCCGCAAAAGCAACGAGTGGGACACGTTGCGACATATTCGACCATTGCACGCTTGAAAATGCTCTGATTCTTGGTGGCATCACGCTGAATGGCGGCGGATCTATTTACATGGCAAATACAAGCACAGTAATGAAGAATTTGTTCGCAGCTGTTGAAATCAACAGACCGGATGGTGATACAACTGTATTTTACCCTGGAAAAGCCACCACCACATCCTGCATCGTGAAGGATCTGATCGGCAGCGGCATCACCTACTACAACGGGGATAATATCCAGTATGTGACCGCTGCACAGGGCAAGGATGCGGCATATCTGAACAGCATCGGGTTCCCGGTCACGGAGGTGTGAGTCATGGGGTGGACGATCCAATCGGGCATCAACAACGGCTATCCACATAATTCCAACACCATGTATCCCGCACCTGGACTGTACGAGCCGTATCCAGATGGCATGTGGCGAGTTGAGAACAGCATCAACAACGGCTATCCGCATACAAGAAACATGAACTTTGCAGATCCTAAATTGAGCAAGCCGTATCCGGATGGGCTGTGGAAACTGTCCCATTCTGTAAATAGCGGATACCCGTTCCAGCGAATCGACAACACCGTGCCACCCGGCGCATGCAGTATGTGCGAGGGGCTATACAGCGTGACCATTCCTTCTTCCGTCCTGTCCATAGGGCGGTATGCATTCTGGGGCACAGCGCTGGCCGCTGTGCGCATTGCCCCGGCGTGTGAGTATTTCTCCACCACCTTCCCCACAGACTGCGAAATTTATCACTATACAGACGGCAGCAACTTGGTGGATTCCACAGGCAGATATTTGCTGACGAAAGACAAGAAGTTGTTGAAAGCAAAGGAGGTTACAAATGGCTGAAAACGGAGTTGACCTGTACGACTTACAGCATACGGCGGCGGAAATTGATGCTGCCATTTCCGGAGCGGTACGCCTGGACACCTGGAACACCGTCTGGGAAGCCGGGCAGGATCTGAACACGGTTCTGACCCCGGGCACCTACGCTACCCCTACCAACGCCATTGCGGCGGCATGCACCAATCTGCCGGATGGGTATACAGCATCCGGACAGGCGTTCAAGCTGATCGTGGAAACCACATCTACGGTCAATTTTCTGCGGCAGACCCTGATCGGCAGAACCGGCGTCATGTACGCCCGGACGTACAACGTCAGCAATGCGGCGTTTAGCGGTTGGGAAAAATACGTAATGTCCAGTGAATTGGCTGCATTGGCAGCCAGGGTGGCGGCGTTGGAGACAGCGGCAAACATCACAACAAACAATGCGGCAACTGCCGCAGAAAGTGAGGAATAACATGGCATACGCAGTAATGAGCAGGAAGTTTTTACAGTACGAAAACGAATTGAGCGTAGAGCGAATGGAGATCTGCGTAGATTCGGCATCCGATCTGCCAACCATGAACAGCATCACGTGCTGCAAAATTGCCCAGGGATCCATTGCCTGGGACGTGTCCACCGGGGATTTCTACGGCATGACATCCACAGGCGAATGGGTCAACCAATCCGGCGGTGCAAATACAGCCCAGACCCTGGAGCTGACCGCAGACGACTATCCCGTGGCGGATGCATCGGAAAGCGAGGTGGCAGAGAATGACACTGTGGGAGATTCTGAGGGCACAGAGGTTTGTGTGCAGTGATGATCTGTTTGCCAGGTTGGCGGCGGAGAAGCTGAACGGCGGGCGCATGCCCAGGAACACTATCGCTATCCAGCATGGTGCAGGCACGTTTAAGGCTACGGCAGAAGGCAAAAATGTTGTGTGGCAATACGGAACACAGGAAATTCACGGAAGTACCTGTAATTTTACAGTTACAGATGATAATGCACAGATTCTTGTTTCTTTTGACGGTTTACTAACAAAATTTGTAAGCAATTCGGACGCACAGATTCTGTTGGATCTGTCTGATCTGGGCGGTAAGGTCACGTATTACCTAAACCTGTACAATTGTAAAAACATTACAGGCAACCTGTCTGATCTGGGCGGTAAGGTCACGTATTACCTAAACCTGTTCAATTGTAATAATACAACAGGCAGTCTGTCCGACCTGGATGGTAAATTGACCAATTATCTAAACCTGTACAACTGCGCAAATATCACAGGTAGTCTGTCCGACCTGGATGGTAAATTAACAAATTATCTAAATCTGTATAATTGTACCAATATCACAGGTAGTCTGTCTGATCTAGGTGGTAAATTGACTACGTCTCTGAGCCTGCATAATTGTACCAATATCACAGGCAGTCTAGCTGACCTGGGTGGCAAATTGACCACATCCCTGAACCTGTCTGACTGCCCAAACATTACAGGTAGTCTATCCGACCTGGGTGGTAAATTAACCAATTATCTAAACCTGTCCGGTTGCCAGAATATAACAGGCGTGTATTCTGGAAATTCGTACCCAACATCCGTTAATCTGTCAAACACAGGACTAACCGCTGCGGATATGGATCAGACATTGATCAATTTCAACGCTGGAACGACTAAATCTGGCACGTTCACCGCCAATGGCATGACCCGAACGGCGGCATCTGATGATGCCGTGGCAGGGCTGACCGAAAAAGGCTGGAAATTCACAGGATTAACAAAAATAGAGGGGTAATAAAATGACTGACATCATCGTTGCACTGATCGCACTGCTAGGCTCTGCGGCTGGATCGCTTAGCGGTATTCTTGTTTCTTCCAAATTGACCGCCTACAGGCTGGAACAATTGGAAAAGAAAGTTGAGGAACACAATAAATTCGCACGCCGTGTGCCAATGGCAGAACTGCGGCTGGACGGCATTGAACACAGGTTGGAGGATCTGGAGCATGAAAGACCGAATCGCTAAATTGATTGACGTTAAGTCAATTGTAACATTGGTGCTGACCGTTGTTTTTGCCGCCCTGAGCGTATCGGGGCGGCTGTCTGCGGAACAGTTTTTAACAATTTTCACCACCGTGGTGGCGTTCTATTTCGGAACGCAGACCAGGAAAAAGGAGGATTGACAAATGCTAGTACCATACAAAGGAAAATTCAGAGTTTCCCAGGAATACAAAGGCACCGCCCACGATGGGTTAGACCTGGTAGGCATCAGCAGTAAAAATATTTATTCCACTGTGGGCGGCAAGGTCACCAGAGCCGGGTGGGAGAACCCCGGCAACCACAAACAGGGGTTCGGGCGATATGTCCGGATCAACTGCACGGTTGACGGCGTGGCATGTTGCGCCTATTATGGGCATTTATCCCAGGTGCTGGTGCGTGTAGGCGACACAGTCACCGTTGGACAGCTGATCGGCGTGGAGGGCAGCACGGGACACAGTACAGGCAGTCATTGCCACTACTGCATCCGCCGGGGTGGCGTGAAGGGGCAGCAAATTGACATATGTGCGTTTAGCGGCGTTCCAAACCGGAAGGGGACGTATGACAGTACCGACACGCCCGCCGCCCGGAACATCAAACAGGGCTGTAGGGGCGGCGATGTAAAAACATTGCAGGAACTGCTGATTGGCGCGGGGTACGATTGCGGAAAAACCGGGGCTGATGGAATCTGCGGCAAAAACACCGTATCGGCGATCCGCGCCTATCAGCGTGACCACGGGCTGTCGGTGGACGGCATTGCCGGGCGTAAAACTATGGCATCATTGGAAAATGAATAATGGGAAAGACCCCCGGAGGATTATCCTCTGGGGGTCTTTTTCTGCATCTCCGCATCCATCAGACTACGGATCCACGCTATCAGGCTCATGCCTTTGCTCTCGGCGTGGGCTCTGTATGCGTCCCGTGTGCCCTTCGGTACACGCAGTTCGATGCGGTCGTAGTGTTTAGCCACATACCTTTGGATGGTGGCATTATTACATTTTTTGTACATTGGTTACCTCCTTTAGGTTGTGCCGGGGATTTCTCCCCGGCATGATTTTTATTTTTCATTCTCAACCAGGGTGGCATCGAATAAATAGTGATCCCAGTATTCATTTGCTTCTTCGTAGGTCATGTCTGAAATCTGTCTCGACTGCTCGATTAGATAATACTTACTCAGTTCAATTGCTTCTTCCTCGCTGTCTGCTTCGATGCAGTCCGGGATTGAATCACTGTCCCAAATTCTTTCGTTAGAAAAATCGTCCTCGTTCGCAATTCTTACTCTGTACAACATTTTCTTACCCTTTCTGGTTTTTTGGACTTTTCCTTGTCCTTTACTGTACTTGTATTATAGCATATGTACGGACATATGTCAATAGGTTTCAGCATAAAATAATGCACAAACATCTATGTCCGTACATATGCTATATTGTGCAAAGTGAACAAAAGCCGCCCGCATGGGACGGCTTTTCTAGTTTATAGTTCTCGCAAAAGTGTGAGTGCTCGTTTGTATATGTTGTAAATCTGTGACCGGCTGTATACCATTTCAATGCAGATTTCTGCAAACGGCATTCCTTGGATAAAATGATAACGAATCAATCTGCGTTCGCACTGTGGAAGTTTACTCACTGCGTCCTCCACGGAATGCTGAACGCTGATTAGGGCTTCACGCTCCGCACGGTACTTTTGGGCATCTTCCGGACTGCTACACGAATCAATCAGTTTGTTCAACTGGGCGATTAAGTCAGCGTTGCCCCGATAAGTAGCCAATTTCTCCTTGGTCATGTCTTTGTATCAACCTTTCTACTTTCCATATACGCCCCACATCCGGGGCAGTAATTCCACCAAGGAAAGCCATTCTTTCCACAATTCGAGCAAATATCTAGGATTCTCCCTTCTTTCCAGTGCGCATGCATAACAGGTGCAACATCCGCATCTGGAATTCCGTCAACGTATTCCATCACGGTTTCAATGCCATTTATGAAATGCACGTTGCCGTGCTCTTTGTCGTAGTGATCCCTGCGGATTGGAAACTTCTTGATCTCGTCACGGTCGATGTAGTCAGCCATTTTCAGCCCTCCCGTTCCACCACTGTGCGGCTTCGTGTTCATTACTACAACAATTCGGTGATTCTATTCCACATTCGGAACACCGCACTGCGTATCCTTCATCGTCATATTCGCTGTTGTGTTCAATCACAGCTTCTCCACCACAGAAAGGGCAGGAGCGAAGTTCGATTTTGTCAGTCACATCAAACCTCTTGTTCCACTGCCTTGTGGCTTCTTCTTCGGTTTCACGCCAAATCGGGACGGTTGCACCGCATTTGGTGCAGTGTACAGCATAGTCATGGTTATAGTTGTTGTAGTTGTTGTAGACTACCATTTCGGCTTTCCCACCGCAGAACGGGCACGGCTTTAATTTTGTTTCAGACATCTTCTTCCTCCATTTCCTCGAACAGTCCGCTTTTTTCAAGCTTTGCCTGCAAATCTTTATGCAGTAGCTTTCTGTTAATCATCAACTCGTCAGGAGTAACGCTTACATAATCATCAACGCCAGGAGCTTCCACAAACTCATACCCTCCTCCTAGTGTTCCCTCCATGCACTGCATATTAACGTAGTGTACAACACCGCCAAACATTTCAAGACTATCGTGCGGATCTGTTCCTACTTGGTGAACATAACCGCTTAACGTGTCTTTTACCCATATATTCATCAGCATTGTGCTTCACCGTCCATTCTTGCACCACAGTTAGGGCAAAAATTGCTTTTCTTTTCCTGCGCAGTTTGGCACTCTGAACACCAGAAATATGTACACATACCACTTGGTCTACTATCGTGCATTTTAGCCCATTCATAAATACCAATCCACCGCCCATATTTCACAGGCTGTACGTCTGCGGCTGGAATATTCTCAACCTCTTCACGGTGTTCTTGTACTGCAAAATTGTAGCCCTCTGTGAATCGGTCATCATCGTGACCGTCCCCTTCGATAAACTTGTTCAACACCTTATCTCTGCTGATATACTCATTCATTTTGTATCCTCCTGTTCCATTTCTTTCAAAATTTCTTCTTCTGACATTTCAGCCCAGCGTCTGTACTCAGCTTCTTGCAGTTCGTCTGCCTTCTTATACGTTGCGCTTTCAAAGCCTTTTTTCGTCAGCCCAAAACCATTTACAGGTGGGTGAGATTCTGTGAAATCCTTTCCGTTTTCTGAACTCCATTCATAAGCAGGAAATCCGCACGTTGTTCTTTCTACAAGTCCGAGATCACGAAGGCAGTTTATAACCTTCCGAACTCTATACTTTGTCAAGCCGGTAAATTCTGAAATTAACCTTACAGAATTTACATTTGCTGCGTCGTGGTAATCAGTAGCAGCGGAGCAAAGACACGCAAATACGGCTTGTATCTCAGGGAATATGAGGATATCGTTACGCATTGCAGTGTCCTTCAAAACTTCGATTCTTTCTTCATAAGTCATTTTTCGCACCTTCCTTTTTTTCTTGCTCCATTTCTTTCACAATTTTTCTCCGAAGCGCTCTCGTCTCTGATTCAAGGCATTTTACAATCGCTTCAAGCCTAAGTACACGTTCGTCTATTTTCCAGAGTGCAATTATCAACATCGCACAAACCGGTAAAAGAATTATAAAAGCTTTGGTAATCATTTTGTATCACCGTCCATTCTTGCGCCGCAATGAGGGCAGTAGTAATACTCATTATCTTCCGGTGTTCCGGCTTCTAAATAGAACTCTGCACCGCCTTCACCTCCAGCAGTTCCGGGTTGTCGTGAATGTTGCCGATTACTTCTTTTTCATAGTCTCGTATTGCATAAAACCACAATCCGCATTTATAGTCTTTGAAATCCTTGCAAAGAACCAATCTAAACTCTCCTTCCTCGTAGATCACCACCATGTGGGTGTCATCTCGACTTGATACACAATGAACAATATCCCCCTCGAAAATCTTCTTCCCGTTTTTGTCAGTCAACCCGGTATACTGCCCGACTGTATCTCCATAAACCGGGAATTTTTGAATACATGGCTCAGTTTGATAAATAATCGCCCTCTCACCACCGTTAAACTGCGACACGCCGCCGAAAACCCAGATGCCGTCCACGGGGGAACCATCCAATCGAACCTTTTCACCTTTTTTCCGTATCTGCCCCCTGAACAAAATTTCACGCATTTTTAAGCCCCCTCATTTGATTTATGAATATATCCCTAATTCCGGGAATCTTTGAACCAGCCGTGCATAGCCTGACGGATTTTTGTATTTCAGCCAAATGATCGTGTTTTGTCGCACGGAATCGCCCGTAAGCCGGGCTGTTGTTCGTGAATCGTAGCCGAATGATTTATACCAGTCAAGAACTGGCAGCCCGTTCTCCAGGATATATGCGCCTATATCCTCCGTTTTCCATCGTGCCATAGGGCACATTCTGTAATAATCCCGATTTTTGTACCTGTACATAAACTGCGGCAAACCGTCTGTCTTGCATGACCTCAGAGATATAGCACGTCCTCTGCTCTCCTCAATCCGCAGCCCCATAAACACGCTGTCAAACTCAGAATTATCCAGTGTTTGTATGTCTCTACGCCCGGCTTTTCGCTGTTCATCAAATGTAGCTGATTGCCATTCGTCACTGAACACACGGTCAATGTTTATCTCCTCAATTTTTGCCCCGTATTTATCCCGAAAATAATTGAGAACAGTGTCAACATTGTGCAGTATTCGAGTTTCACCGGATGATAAGAAGCGGAGCGGGACAGTAGAATCCTGTTGAAGAATCAAATCTGCCATTACCGAGCTGTCTTTTCCACACGAAAACGCAATATACGGAGCAGAGACGTGTCCCAGCATTTGGGACACATTCTCTACTGTTTCTGAAATTCTTCGGCGGTACTGTGGCATTTTTGCGTACACACGGCACACATCATCATTTATTCTTTGCATTACGTCACCACTGGTACATAGCACGGACGGGCGTTCACTTGTTTCCAGTACGGCGGCTTAACGCCGTACTGGAAAATAGGGTATTTACTTAAGTCAACGTCTGAATACTGTGCTGAATCTTCAACCGGGATGGGACGCATGAGTCCGTACTTAGGGTGAAATGTGCTGAAATCCTCCTCGATTTCTTTCACTTCCCATTTCTGAACGATTCCCCAGCCCATTGCCGGCTTTTTCCCGACAGCCGGGATTCTGCTTAGAAGGTCGATAATCTCGTTCTTATTTCCTCTACAAAAAAACGTGACCTTTGCATCCTTCAAAACCCGGACGATTACCGGATTGCGATAAGCACGATATTTCCCGGCTGAATCATCAATGATTCCCTTATCATCTTTTAACCATCGCAGCTTGTCAGCAGCAAAAAAGTCCGGTCGTTTGTTATAATACTCTACATGGCGTTCTACCTCGTCATACACGCCTTTACTTGCCATCCAACGGTTATTCGGCAAGCGGGCGAAAGGAAGCCCGATATAGCCGTCCAGGCGTTCCCCTGCGCACTCCCCTCTCAGAACCTGCGGGGCGTATTTGTAGAACCACGCGTGATATATGATGCTGTCAAACATCACAATTCCATCTGTTGACACGATCCGCCCATCAGCCAACGTTGCCGTCACTTGCAGTGGTCTTGTTGGTGCTTTTGCCATTTTTCTTTCCTCCCCCGTCAGTCGCCAGAAGCTTAATGGTTTCTTCAAAATCCTCAGCCTGTAAAAATGCGTGGTATTTATCGATTAAATCACGCACACGATCTGACATGACAATCCTACCGCCTGTTACGCTTATTTCTTCGGAATCTGCATCAAAAAATCCGAATCCCTTAGCACGCATGCCGCCTAGCGTAGGCGTTGCAAACCATCTGGCAATGGCTGAATACAGCGCCGCTTCTTCCATCTCTGTTGCACTACCTAGCAGTGTAATTTCTTGAACAAATCGGGTGCCGGGAGCCATGTACTGTACAGAAATCCGCATCTGTGTGGATGCCTTTGCAGTGTTTTCAGCCTCTGCATTTTCGCAATACTTAGACTTTTTATCGTCCTTGCTGTCGTCCATTCTCGTAAACTCTATCTCATCCATCAGATCATGCCAGGACACCTCAGACGGGATGTGCGTCAGTTCTTCCGACTCCATGCAAATGGGGTACAAGAACCCTGAAAGGACGTTCCCGGACATGATCATTGTGCCCAATCCGCCACCTAGAAGGGATACGATTGGGAAGTGCTGGCGTACAAATTTGGCACGTTCCACGTCATTCTTTGTTGCGCCGGAGATGTTCCCGCCGGAGAACAGGACGTTAAACACTTCCTTGTCAACAGCAACCCCGTATGTATCGAGCAGTTCTTGTGCGCCATAATCACGAAGAATACCCCTAACGGAATTCCCTGTTATAACCGGCATTTCTCCCCATGCTGTTTTTATGGCGTTGAAATACGCCCCAACGCTAGCCGTCTGACCTATGTGCGACACAGGCGCTGTCATGGTGTAAATAATTTTAATCTTCTTCATTTTCTTCTTCCTCCTCACTTGCGGTTGCAATTGCCTTTTCTCTCTCAATGCGTTCCCTCACGAGGAACACGATTAAGCAGTAGTCCGTCTCAATTGTTTTACGCACCTCATCGTCCTGCAAGATCTCTGCGTTGAATTCTCGGATGCTGTCAGATTCAAGGACGGTTCCGTCTGGCATGACCAGCCTATGTGCCTTGTGTTCTGGGTTAGCCATGTACTTAGGTTTGATTGCTCCAACCTTGCCCATTTCCTTGAACTTGGTGACGAACTCAGACGTTGTTCTGGATTTCTTGCAAGCGCCTTTGCAGTAGGCTTCTACCCTGTTCCATGTCTCAACGCCGTTCATCGGTGAACTTGTGTCACGGCTCTTATACAAGGCGTACAGCAACTGTGCTGCTTTTGCATACCTCACATTGTCAGTACTGAAATTATACAACATTTTGCATCTTCCTCCGTAATGTCTCGTTTTTGCCCACAGTGAAGTGGGATCTGGATTTCACGTGAATGGGTCAGTTCGTTTCTTAGAAACAAATATGCTTGTAATCCAAATGATTCCTTCATAATGTTCATTGGCAATTTGCATTCCGACATTGCCAATTTAGACACACCAAGTGTCTGCATGCATTCGCAAAAATCAAACAGCCGCCGCATTCGTTCCCTGTTCGTGTAAACTGTCTCAGTCTCAAATTGAATTGCAAACTGATCGTCTGTCATATTCTCCGGCGCTCTGTAGAATAAGTGCTTTTTCCCTGTTTTTGACACAATAAACTTGAACGGCACTGTGTGTGAACGCATGATATTTTCGTAAATTTCACGCAGATTAAACAGGTGAATTTCGCCACCCTCCACGGAGTAGCTGTAGAAATAAAGACTCATCAATCTGGTGCAATCGGTGCACATGTAATCTCCAACGTACTGCCAATCAGTGAATTTTGACGATGTACAAGCCTTAATCGGCACACCGTGATCACATCGCCTTCCGCACGATTGGCAAACAAACGCATGCTCTACTGTCGGGAACTCCTTGATTTTTACTTTTTTCAAAAACTCCTTTCCTTTCCCGTCTCTCGTAAGGTAATCGATCTCCATTTATTCACCCCATTTCAATGGGTTCACGGTTGGTGCGTCTGTCAAAATATCATCGCATACAACCAGGATATCATCGCCGTGTCGCAGTCCCACCTGGGTCGGTACGTCTGTCAAAATATCATCAAACACGACAGGGATTTTATTTTTTAAATCCACCAGCAACGGAATCATCAGCGCACGCATGTCCGGGTGCGCGTCACGGGCTGTCCGAATCCGCAGGACATGCCGCCATTCACGCAGATTCGCCGTCATGACGATCTGGGTCGCTAGGCACAGGGGCAGTACCCTACGTGCCGTCTGCGCCGCACAGCCGTCCAGGATCATACTGGAATATGCCCCACCGGATTCAACCAGTGCGTCCAGCATGTCGGACAGTCGATCTTCTGCATCCTCGGTCAGGCATATCCTTGTATTGTCATATTTTACATATCTTGTACTTTCCTGTGTGAACGACGCCATTCTATGCCGTACCAGTTCATTCGCCGTCGCCCGGTCGGTGATGAAATTAACGGTGATGTTGGTGTGTTCCAGCACGGATTCATGCCCGCGCTGGATCAGCCGCCAAACAAACCGGGCGGCACTGTCCGGGGTAGTCCGATCGTCTGACTGGTAGGCGACCCGACCACAGTGTTCTATGTGCCGCAGGATTTCGTCCCCGTCCAGGGGTGTCCAGATTTCGTGTGATGGTCTTACAATTTCCATTTCATTCAATCCTTTCCATTATCTTCAAGAGCGATCAAAAACGCCAGATTACACGCCGCATGCCACAGGTGTGGCAGTCCGGATTCGGCATCCGTTCCTGTTGGGTCGTCTATGTATGCGGCGATGTGCCGCATTAGGGCATCCCGATAGCGCTCCGGACTGACCCTGCGCCAGCCGTCTATCTGTCCATATTTATCCACGCCGAATTCACGGACACGGGCTATCGCCCACAGGATCTGCATGGGCACCAGGCTCAGCCGTGCCTTGCCCTTATCGGCTTTCAGCTCCTGCCCCTCGGGGGCTGTGTTCTCGTTCATTTGCTTGCTTCCTTTCTTTTCCTATTCTCGTATTTGCCACCGTTGTAAATAACTACCATTGAAGGGAATGGCGCTGGATCGGCAGTGTTCCCGTCGTCGTCCGTGAACCGTAGCCTGCCGCGCACGAAACGAATTTCCGCTTTTCCATAAATGTATTCATGGAAATATATAGTGTCCGTCCGGGCGGGGAGAAGCAAGACGATCGGATGACCACATTTTGATTCTTCGAATGCCTTTTTGACCCATTTGCCGATGGTACGACCATATGGCGGATTGCAGAATACCGCGCCACCACAATCCCAACTTTGCGACAACCCGTCCGTTTCCGGCGTGTAGTAGAGATGGCATTTCGCCGTCTTGTCCGTCGCTGCCGCGTCGAGCACGAATGCAAATTCGTCGTTCAGCCTGTCGAAAAAATCCTGCGGGGTGCACCAGCACATATTTTTTGAAGATAATAGCACCTGATTCATTTGCTTACTCCTTTCTTTTCCTTGCCGCATATTCGCCGTAGCTGATACCCAGCCGGGTGGCTTCAGCAGCATCTTTTTCCAGTTGCGACATTGTGTTTACATGTTGGTGGCTTCTCCCGAAACGTTCACCGAATGCCTGCCTCAACAGCCTCCAGGATTCCTCTTCCTCCAAACGCTCTTGTTCTGCCGGTGTTATTCCGGATTTCTCCGCGTATTGTTCACGGCGCTGCCGATTGATTTTTTCTCTGTTTTTCGCATGGTACGCCTTTTGATAATCCCTAATTTTTTCCTTGTTTCTCGCCTTACGATTCTTTACTCGCTCGCGCTGTGCCTTCACGGCACAGGAAAAACAGTATTTGGCACTAGCCGCCCTACTGGAAATGTCTGCGCCACACGTTTCACAAACCCTCATATTGTCGCTCCTTTTTCCCTACTATTTCCAACCGCAACGCCTCCAGGGCGGCAGCCTGTCCGGCGTTTCATTTTGCCCTCCGGGTGCTGATACGATGAACGCCCTGGCTGTCAAACACATCACACACTTCCAGCCCTTTGGCATCCAAGATGCTTCTGGCGTGTCTCTGCCCCTCCTGGTACTCCTCCTCCGTTTTCCGAAATTTGCAATTTTCAGGACATTCTTCAACGTTAAGCAGGGAACAGCACTCCCAGCCCAGGTCGTTGATATATCTGCATCTGTTTGTTTTCTCAATCATATTCGTTCCTCCTGTTTGTCTCACTCTGCGGTATCTTCCACTATCTTTGTACCCCATTTTTCAACCGACTTGAGAAATTCTTCCAGGGTCATGTCGCGCCAATATTCCTCGTTGTCGTAAATTCGCACCAGTTCCGCCTTTGTCGCTTCCACGATCATTCCATCATTGCTTTTCAACTTCTTGTACCTCCTCGATCTCGATTAACGTCTGCTTCTGATTTCCGCCAAATTCAGCCGAAAGAATCAACTGAATGTTTGTGAAATTATCATCTTCCAGTATTCCAGATTTTACAAGTCCGTCAAGAATAAACTTGCCGCTGTAATTGTCGGGGTCACGCCTTCGTTTATCCGGGAACATGTAGTGAAGATGCACACGGCATTTTTTCAGCGGTTCCGGCGGTTTCGGTCTGCAAGCCAGGCTGATTAAATCTGCCCAATGCTTTTTTGCATCTTGGTATTGCCAACGCTTGTTCCGCCCGATAAATTGGTTGTTGCTCGGTGGGATATCCGAAATTATGTAAACGAAACGCACTTTACACCCCCAGTAGATCGTGCAGCTCTTTGGATTTTTGCATTCCTTGCCGCATCCGCCATGCTCCTTCAACCTTTACGGGCGTGCACATGTCAACAATTCTGCTGTAGATTTGTTTCTGCTGAACGTTTTGTGGACGAACAATTTGGTCAAAATCGATGTTGCTGGTGATAATCAACGGTTTATTTGCGTTGTAACGATCATCAATAATGCGATACACTTGTGACATGTTGTAAGCGCTCTGCTGTTCCGTGCCGAAATCGTCCAGGACAAGAAGAGGGACGGACACTGCCCGGCGGATTACTGCGTTCTTATCTTCTGCCGCAAAAATATCATTGATAATCCGGGGCAAAGATGTCATAAGCACACGCTCTCCGTCATCAATCAACCTGTTAGCCATGCAGGCAGTTAAGAACGTCTTGCCGCATCCAGGGTTGCCGTATATGTACAGCCCGTAGCTGTTTCTCTTGACCTCCTGCCATTTATCACAATATTTTTCGCACACTTTAAACGCATGTGTATCTCTTGCACTTGGTGCCGATCCTTCAAACGTAGCACCCAATAACTTACGGTCGCAAATCATGCTCTGACGATTTCTGTCACTTTCAGCTTTTTGCATTGCAGCATGCCGCTCTGCATCTTCCTGCTTTTGAAGATCCTCAGCACATCTGCACAAACACCACACGATAGTGCTGTTTTCGCCTATTGTTATATTTACTTGTTTAGGCGTATGACACTTACCACAGTGAACAAGACCGTTTTCGAGATAGTCACTTTCGCCATGATCCATGGCTTTTGCCACGTTTGCAGAGAATCCAAGAAGCATGCGCTCAAATTCACTCATCTTTTTTCACTCCTGCGTTTTGCTTAAATCCACCACAATATAAGCACCATTTTTTTGCAAATCAAGTGCTTTTCGTTCATCCTGGTAGAGCGTTGCCTTGTACCGGTCTTTCTGTATGTAATTCTGCATTTTCCAATGACGAATTGCCACTATCCCAGATTTGAAATAAATAACAAATCCGTTTGAAATCAATGCAGCAAGGTCGGTTTCACCGCATCCTACCATGCGCATGATTTTTTTTGGGCTGTTTATGAATCCATCATCATCCGCACGCATTGCCAGGTCGTAGTACAGAAGCCTGGCAGACGCAGGAAGGTCAATAAAGGCATCACTGTCTATGACTGCCTTTGAAAACATCCTACGTTCTGCCATTCTGAACGACCTCCTTTAAAATGGTACATCGCCGTCACTGAGGATTTCTTCAAATCCACTCAAATCCGGGATTGCTTCGCTTGCGGGTGTAGCGTTCTGTATTACTTCTGGGGTAATGACAGGTGATACAGATGGCTGGGTGCTGTTCTGCGCCTGTCCACCCCCCTTGGATTCTCCAAAGGAAACGTTGTCTACTTGAACGTCCATAGAATGGTGCTTGACACCATTTGCATCCGTGTAATCATTGTTGCGCAAAGCACCCTCCACGATGATCATCTTGCCTTTTGCGAAGTACTTGCTTATAAACTCAGCTGACTGCCGCCATGCGGTGCAGCGGATAAAATCTGCTTGCTGCTCCTGATCTTTCTTATACTGCCTGTTTACAGCAACGGTAAAGCGTATGACGGCAATGCCGCTCTGCGTGTTTTTCAGTTCTGGGTCAGCTGTAAGCCGACCCATGATAATAACCTTGTTAATCATGTTTTTTCCTTTCTATCAGCTGAAAAATCATGTCCTCAAAGCGCTTGCGTTCTTCATCGGATGGAATCATGATCTTGTATTTCCTTTTATACTTTTCGTACAACGGTTTGATCCTAGGATTGTTGATATTTATCCTGTATCCGTATGGATTCCCAGTGGCGTATATACTCGAATTGTCTACCGGCTTTTTGTCGGAGTAGTTCTTTCTCACTTGCTTTTGATGAAGTCATCCCGACTCAACTTGCCGGTGTGAATTGCCATATACAAATTCCCAAGAACCGTAAGTTCTTCACCCGTCATGCTCTCCACTGCTTTTCCGGCTCTAGCTTCTATCTGCGCTTTCGTGATGCCCACACTCTCAAACGCGCTGACAGCCTTTTCAGCCCTCGTCTGCTCACGCCCAGTACATTGTGTATCAACCGTCTCTAAAGGCTCTGACGGGCTTTCCTGCGGCTCTGTAGCGCCTTTCAGTGCATCTGTCAAGCTTTGCACCGTTACTGATTGCTCTGGCTCTCCATCTTCAACTTCTCCCTCAGTGGAGCATCCCATAAGCATCTCCGGACAGTGTACACGTGCAAAGAATGTGCTTGCACGGTACGCAAGCATAAGCTCCGGCATATTTCGCCACTTGGGGTTACTCGTCCATCCTTCTGCCTTTGCCATTGCAATGGTGACGGTCACTCCGATCACCTTCTCTCCTGTCACAGCGTCCAGTGCTTCAACGTAGCAGCCCCTGGATTCCGTGCCGGGAGTTCCGACATACACATGTCGAACGCCTCTGAATGTTCCGCAGTTTCGAATCATCGCCATGCACGCTTGTCCACTCCAGCTTGGTTTGCCTTTAACGACATACAGGTTTTGCATCACCATCAACGGGCTTACGTTCATACGTTCAGCCATTTCCACGGCAACATAGCAGTCTGCCTGGTTGCCACGATAATTCTGTGGCACCATGCTGGATTTTGCGTATCGCTCTGCCTTTTGTTCCAAATTTGCATAACTGAGATCATGTGCCACGGCGATCTGCGTGTTTTCGTGCCGGATATCCGGCAAATTTACTTCATTCATATCCTTTCCTCCTATTCCATCCATGACGGGAGCAACAACTCTCCAAGCACATTGTCCTTGCCGTTGTAGCCGTACCATACGCCACTTTGTTTGCAGTCATGATATATCTCGATGAGTTCTCGAAATGTGCCATAGCCGTGTTGCACAAACTGTCTAGGTACTAGCAACACGTTCACTGCATACGGCTGTGCTTTTTCAATGGCAATGATCACAAAATTGTGTTCGCATTCAGTAACCTTATTTACTCCTTCCAGGTACATTGCTGCTTGGAAGTCGTAGCCATACCGCAGCGCTTCACGAGTAAACCCAGCTGTGCTTGCATCTGTCGTGGTCTTTAAGTCAACTACCAAAGGCATGCCACCGACCTCGGTCACGATATCCGCCCGGCATTTGCAATTTTCGCCGGTGATTTCGTCTGTCCATAGATATTCTTTCTCATGCACGCCGCCCATCAGCTTGCTTGCAAGAGTGTGCCGTTTGACGGCATCGCACATCTTCTGCGCTTCTGCCATTTGCTCTAGCGTGACAACGGTTTTACCTTGCGCAGATTCAACAAATGCGGCATATTCATCACGTCCTGATTTTGTCCGTTTGTCACAATCTGGTGCAACCGCAAACATTTCCTGCACTTGTTCCGGTTGAAGCATTACGGCATGGAACAACTGACCAAATATAAGAGCTTGGGTTGGTTCTACCGGGTTTTCCCGGTAGAACTTGAATTTTTCCGGACTATCTTTAAGCCGCCACAGATCTGAACGGCTCACTGCCGGATGCTGTCTGTATTCTTGTTCAGTCATCGCAAAACCTCCTAATTTCCGGAATCAATTCATCCCGGCATTCGGAGCAAATCTGATCATCTCCAGCTTTGTACAGTGTGTCAACCTCGTTGCCGCACCGGTCGCAAATCTTATGAATTTCCTGTTTTGCGCAATGTACGCATGGAGGTAGTCCACAATCTCGACAGTCTGACACTTTCTCAATCCTAATCACTAGATGTAGCCTCCTTCTTTCGTCACATCATAACCCCACTGCTCTGCCATTGCCTTTGCAATTCCTGGGAATGTTTTACTTCGATTTTTTGCCCTGTCCCGTGTAAACAGTCCACGGTATCGATCGGCGTGGCTACGGCTGTAGCTGCCAGACGGGCAATACGTCCCAATGGGCTGTACAATATTAGTCGGCTGCAAATTTGGCAAATTTTTCAGCCACAAACATGTCCGTTTACTAAACGGGTGCCCGTATTCGTAGGGCTGTATTGTTTGGTCATATTCAGGCAGTTCATAAATGCGGCTGGGTACAGGATTCTCGACCGCAATTTTTTCACAATCTGCATTGTAAAATCGCAAAAAAAATCGTTTGGCATCTAGCCCATTGGCATATCGTTCTAGATTCAGTTCATGATTTTTCCAGAGATGTCTTGCGCCTGCGTTGGACAGAAACGTACACGGCGGATGTGCGATGATCATGTCCCATTTGCTTACCGCATGGCTAACACTGTCCATGGTAGTGAATCTGCCACCGTTTAGGACTTCCAGCGCATCGCCTAATATGTGCCACTCTGGATGCCCTCCGGCGCATTCTTGGATGTCGCAGCTGTATGCCTCGTGTCCCCTTGCCCGGAACGCCTTGCACACTTCTTGCGATTCTTCACATGCCACTAACACTTTCATTTTTTGGCCTCCTTGCACTCATTCGCACGGATCTCAGCACGTTTCGCAGATTTGAATTCGTTGTACCCTTGCCGATAGCGGTAGCTATCACCGAAAATATTCCACGCGGCTTTTACCACATTCGGCTCAAACGGTCTGATTTTTTCCAGGTCTTCAACGGCTCTTGCGCTGATGGCGCATCCACAACACCCGGTGCGTTTCAGCCCGTAGACCTCGTATGCATCCGAATACCGAATGCCGTAATGCTCTTTATACCAGGCTTTGTCAGCATCTGACACATAATATAACGGTCGGAATCTGAACTGCCCGCCGGATTGTTCATAGAAACACATCGTGCCGTTTGCGTTCTCTGACCTCGGTACGGATCGCATTCCGCCCTCATCTCTGCGCTCTCCAGTGATTATCATGTCATACCCCTTTTGTACACGGTGCGCAACCTGTTTTTTACAATAATCACAGCATCTTGCGCTAATTTTGAACTGTGGTGGGTTGGTCACCATGTATTCGTACATGTACGGGTTGCTATTTATAACCAATTGAATATTCGGTCTGGGCTCACCGGCGGAATTACAGCAGCATAAAAAATTGATTCCAACTTCTGCCTTTGGATACCGCTCCCGCAGCTCCTGCCTTTTAGCCGCTTTGTCTTCGGAGTTGTCATATTCTTCCTTTATCGAGAAAGGCAATCCCTTCCTTTGCACACACTCCATGGCGGTGGACACGATTTTCGACACAAATGGCTGCCCATGTTCTCTCGTCGCAAGCACGATGTTCTTTTTCGGGCGATGCTCGGTGATGACTACACCATACTTTTCTTCCAGTTCCTTAATGTGTCTCTTCGTGGCTGCCATCTCCAGACCAGTGTTGAAAAAACAGTAATTTATTCCCGGGAGGTTCACCATCTGTCTCGAACGTTCGATGATATCGAGAAGAATATCACTGTCGCTCCCGCCGCTGATGCTGCATATGGCATTCGGGTGCTGCGTCAGCCGTGTCATGATGATGCCCATGATTGCCTGGAATTTCGCCGGACTCGGAAGATCGGCGTAGGACGGTCTGTCCGTGTAAACTCTGGATCTGAATTCCCCGTTTTTGTTATCTTGCATTTTTTATCCCTCCTTGCTGATCCTGTCAAACTCCTGTGCTCTGCGCAGTTCCACGTCGTAATAATCGCATGCCCTCCGGCTATCTGCCATTGCCGTGGCGTGGAGCCTGTCCATTTCCTCGCGCTGACGGCGGATTTCCGCCACCACGTCAGCCCCTGCGGCGGCGATCACCAGAACGATCGCCACGGCGAACGGGGTTAATGATCCTTGCCGGGTGGTCAACAGGCTACCCAGCACCGTGCCGCATCCAAATGCGATCAACGTGTCACGCAGTGCGGCGAACTGTCTACTGTTCACTGTAATTCCTCCTTTACTCCTCTTCTATGTCATCTATGGGTGTCTTTGTGATTGACACATCATAGTGGCTACTTTCTTCGATGTCATCGAGGGACACCGTGCAGTTGGTCAACCCACCGTTAGTGCGCATGATCGCGTCCACGATTCGCGCAAATTCCTGCATGATTTCCTCACCGTTTTTGTAATTCATGTTTTCTCATCCTCTTTCTTTGGAATATTCGTTGTACGGCATCAACTCGCCGTTCACCACTTCCCACTTGTGATTTGGCGTATCGAATCTAATGTAGTTCCAGCGATCAGTTGACCATACAGGTAGACGGCTGTACTTTCCGCTTAAGGAAATTTCACCATCGGCATTTTTCTTATAAGTGCAGACGCTCTGAACTATCTTAATGCAGTTCATGTCAAAAGAAAAAAGACTATGGAGAGTCAGAAGCGTCATTTCCTCCGACATCGGCGGATCATAATCTGCAAGCCGCTGGTACTCTTCCTCTGACATGTTCGTTCCGATTCCTTCTGCTGGCTCGTAACGTTCAACGGGCGGCAATTCTGGAAGATAAGCCCAACGGTCAACGTCCATAGCGTGATCGTCTGTACAGCAGTAATCTGATGCATTGAATTTCTGGTATTTTGCCGAATATGACACAGCAACAACGAAACTACCGGATTGGATTATAACGTCACAGCTTTTCTCCGGCAGGCATTCATCTGGTGAATACCAACGGATCAGTGTTTCTAGCATCCCTGTTCCTCCTTCAACAATCCTGATTTTTTCAATTTTTCGTACCTATGCTCCAGGTCTTTAATCTCCAGCCCCCACGCTTTATATGCGCATTGCGTGTTCACGCCGTATGCACTCCAGCATGAGCAGCCGTCCTCCGTCATCTGATTCAGCGCCGCTTTTTTCAGTGACGCAATTCTCGCACTGCCGATATTGCCGAAAAGTTCTCTGATCTGCGGATTGTTCAGTTCAATACGCTCGTAATACAGCCGAATGGCAGTGGGCAAACTTGTAATCTGCGGAACATTTGCCATACAGTCACTCCCTTTCAATCATTAGCAGAGATGGTCAGCGTCTGGACTCCACCGAACGCCGGGTTGGTGAAAATTTCGATCTCGTTCATGTTTTCCTCCTTTAAGTCCGATTCTTCCAAACTTCTGCTGCACACTCGTTTTTGTCAAACTTGGTGCCGTCTGCATAGAACGCCTCTGTGGTTGCCAGCTTAATAACTCCACCGCTGAACGTCAACTTGAATTCTGCAATGCCTTTCAAGTCCTTGCCGTTGAGCTGAAAGATGCCTCTTTTGGCATCGATGAACAGGGTTTCTAAGTTGTTCATGTTTACACCTCCTTTCGTGGGCTGGGTCACGCCACTATAAGCAATCTGAAAGTTTCCTTGCCCTTGGGCGTGACGAGCGTTTGTGTCGAGTGGAATCCTGTCTTTTCGTTTACAAATTCTTTCAATTCAAACAGCCCGGAGTCAGCATGCTTTGCATACGGCAGCAGTTTCCCGCTCTTGTCTCGGTAAAGGTATTTCTTGTCAATCAAGAATTTTACAAATTCACTTTGCTTGACCTTCAACTCCTTAGCCGTGTCCCTGATGTTTGTTAACAAATTTCTGTCAACCAGTTCATCAAAGTATTCAGCCTTGGGGCGCATGATTTCATTGTCGACCGTAAGACTTGCGACGCTGATTTGCAAATCCTTCACCCGGCGATTGGCAATTTCCAGCGCTCGCTTCATGACCATTTCCGGGCTGTTCCAGGCTTCCTCCACCCGGATGAAGTACTTGCGGAAGAAACTGCCCTTTTCAGTGCGTTGGAGCATGCACAGTTCCTTTGCCATGGGGATTGTGATTGCGTGGTCGGTGATTTGTCTGGTTACCTGTCTGTTGCCTTCCTCGCGAACCTGCTCATTTTTGAGCGGGTTGAAATCTTCGCCTTCGGTGAATCCATACTCGCACATTCTTGGGAACCAGTCCTTGTATGCGGTCTTAACCTCCAGGGCTTCGTGCAGCTCTCTGCCCGATACCGTTGGGCATTCTGCGTTGTCGTAGTTCACCTTAATTAGTTCGTTCATGGGTTCCTCCTTCCTGGTTTTCGTGCTGCCTTTTGATGATCTCCAATTCCTCTTGTGTGTCGGACAGCTTCTGCGCCACAGCACCGCAAGATGCGACCATGCTCATAAAGCTTGCCAACATTTGCATGTACTCTGGGCTGAGATTTTTCGCTTCATGAAAAATCGCTGTTGTTTCTGCTTTCGCCATAAAATCACCTCCTTTCGTGTCGTTTTGTCGTGTCTATGTTCTTAATATACAACAAACTGTCGCTAATGTCAATGCATTTCAAGTCGTTTTGTAGTAATAGACAACAATTAAGGCTCCGTATTGTCGCTTTTTCACAAAACAGAAACAACGCATTGACTATAGCAACAGATTGTTGTATAATAAAGATGAAGGAGGTGATACTATGGTAAAAAAAGAATTGGGTGAACGACTTTTCAAATTGAGAAAAGAATATCAAAAAAGTCAAGCCGATGTGGCGAGAGAACTCGGATTAACAGTATCTGCTTACCAGAATTATGAAAACGGGCGGAGAGAAGTTGGACACGAAACACTTATAAAACTTGCTGATTTGTACGAAGTGTCCACAGATTATCTGCTTGGTCGAGAGTCAAAAACAGACGCTTTTAAGGCGTTCGCCAGCCAGGCAAAAGCAGATTACAACACGCTGGAGGAGCGATTCAACCAGCTACCGCCGGACGGTAAAGCGGTCATAATCGCACTGCTTAAAGTGCTGATTAAGGCTGACAATGCCGACAAGGCGGAACGAGAGAGTGCAAACGCAGTCCGGATTGCTAGCATTCGGCTACATCGAAACAAGGCATCAGCCGGGTACGGTTACGATTTATCGAGCGATGACGAATGGGAAGAAATTGACGTTAAGGACATTCCAGAAATTCAAAAGGCTGATTTTGCAGTTGAGGTTGACGGCGATTCAATGCTCCCGGATTTCAGAGACGGTGACATTGTGCTAATTAAGATCGACCCGGACGTTCCGATTGGAAAAGTCGGACTTTTCGTCCATGACAGCAAAGGCTACATAAAAGAACGTGGTAAAGATCGGCTGATATCCAAAAATCCTGATTATCCAGACATCTTCGGCGAAAGTCGATGCATCGGTCTTGTGGTCGGAACAGCAGAAAGAGCGTAAAAAACAGCCCACCTAAACAGGTGGGCTGTTCTCTTAAAAACTTGACATTTCGTGCAATTCGGTGTATTATAATATTGAAAATTTCGATCCATAGTTTTCTTTTCCAACGCCCGGCGGTTTTACTGCTGGGCGCTTTTCTTCCCCCCGAATTTCCCCAGAAAAATTGAAAATGCTGATTTTTAGAGTCAAACAAGAAGAAAGGGAAAAGGTTAATAAGTGGCGTAAAACTGGCGTTTGCGATACAATGCGAAACATTGAAAACGATATGAAAACAGTACGGTGTATCCCTGTCACCTCGACCATATACAAAAAAACCACGTATTTACGTGGTTTTTTTCTTTTATTCCCCGAAAAAACCCTGAATTTATATCTTTATCTTATTTAGAATGCTTAGTGCTCTTTCTTCTTCTTTAGGGTAAAGATGAGAATAGGTGTTCCAAGTCATTTCAACATTGGAGTGTCCAAGTCTCCGGGCTACCTCCTGGATGTTTATCCCACTGTTCGCAAGCAATGATGCATGACTGTGGCGAAAGTCATGTATTGTGATACGTGGCAGCCCAGCCGAGTTAGCAAAAGAACGATTCCGCTTGTCAATTGACGTGTCACGCAAACAACGTATTCCTCCGCAGACATATAGATTATCTGAAAATCCTGGTATTTGTTCTTGCCGTGCTTTATGCTCGTGAAGCGCATCTAAAAGTGGCAGTGGGATTTGCAAGTCCCTATACGATGACTTGTTTTTTGGCGGTGTGATTACATCATCGCCTTTCAATTTTTGCGTAACTGAATGCCGAATGTGAATTATATCACCCTCAATATCATTCCACGTCAATGCATTGATCTCACCCTTTCTCATGCCGGTATAGTATGCGATCATGAAAAAGACAAAGTAGCCCCAATCGGTGAGTGAGTTGGACTGTTCTGCAACCTTTCGTGCCTCGTGGATATACCGTACAAATTGCTCCGGCGTGTAAAAGTGCAACCTATCCTGCGGCTTGCGAAAGTAAGGATCCTTAAAATTTCCAACGGAAAGCAACGGATTTTTTTCTAAGTATGTCATTTTTATAGCGTAATTAAGCAGCGCGCGAAACTCCGCATATACATGCTTTTTACTTGTTGTGGACAGATGAGAAGAGTTCAGCTGATTCTTCCAGTCTTGCAACACCGAATTAGTTAGTTTGTTAATTTTAGTACATCCGACAATTGGAATGACGTATAGCCGCAAGAATTTTTCCGAATTTGCAAATGTACTTGCCCTGACCTCGTGCTTCTTTGCAAGCATATACTCCTCATACAGTTCTGATACCGTCATGCCGCCGCTGTGTGGCACACCTGACGTATACTGGGCTTGCATACTTGCTTCCAACTTGCGCGCCTCAGAAAGCCCGTATGCTGTCCTCTCGACTTGTCTATACTTCCCGTTAGCGTCAGTGTAGTTGACGCGCACCCGGTACTGCTGCAAGCCGTCCTTTTTTCCTTTACCTTTGGTTATTGGCATTTTGCTCCGCCTCCTTGCTACGGGCGATGTCCGAGTCCAGAAGTTCCACGATGAGCGCATTCAAGCTTTTGCCGCAACGCTCTGCGTGCATTTTGTACTTTTCCCGTTCCCCCTTGGGAATCCATACTTTAATTGAGTCAAGTTTAGCCAGATACTTTGCGACTGCTTTTTTTCGTCCCTCAGTTTGCATGAAATCACCTCCATTCAATTTATTGTACCACAACATCGGTTATGTGTCACTATACAAAACGCACAAAAGTATAGGGACATACTCGTTTATTCTGCCTATTGAAGTATATCCCTATACATGCTATAATAAAATCACAGTAAGGAACACAAAACAACCGGGCGGAGCGGCTAATCTCCGCAGAAAGAAGAGGATATTATGAAAAAGCTTGCAATTTTTAAAAACGAATTTGAGAGTCGCAGTTTCAAAAGCCGTTACCAGACATTTGAGGGTGAGCAGTACATCATCGACCTGGACAGAAGGGCGGAAAAATACGAGGCAGGAGATCTGATTTGTTTCGTAAATCCGTTCGCCGGATATCCGATCTGCTTGGAGATCGCAATCTCCGCAAACGGTGCTCTGAAATTCAGGAGCTGGGAATTCAGCGAGGATGGCAACACGTACCTACACACTTACGAAACCCCGGATAAGTTCAAGGCAACGCAGGAACAGATTGACACAGTGAACGGTCTTTTCTCTGGGCGGATTCGCTTTGAAGGTTTGAAAATCGCAGTAGGTGCAACAGTACAAAGTGTCTGCCCGATTGACGTTGAGAAGGAGGAAAAGCTGACAGGTGAGAAGATCTTCTTAAACCGCTAACAGACCGGGATTCTACTATTTCAGCAATCAGCGCACAGAAAATTTTGTAAGCAATACGAAAAGGCTAAAATCAACTTTTTAGCCTTTTCTTCATTATAAAGACTCTTTCCACATCAAAATCAAGCACACATATAGCCGTTTTGAGTAATCAAACCGGCATTTTTCTTATTTCAATTGTAAACTATTTGTGAATAGATTAAGTTAAAACATACATGTATACAAAGTGTATCCAACTTGTATACAAAATGGATACATAGTATAGTATAGGTTCTGTCTCTTATACACATCTCCGAGCCCACGAGACACTGAGCGATCTCGT